CAAAACGCCAATAAGTTTGCCGGTGCCTACGGGGGGTCAGCGCAGGCGCTCTTTAACGCAGAATCGGGGCGCAATTTAGGTCAAAACCTTTCTGCCATTACGGGGCAAGGGTACGCAGATGCGTACAACAGTGCCCAGCAACAGTTCAACACCGAAACTGATCGTGGGATGACTGCACAGGACAAGATTAACTTGTACGGCACCACAGGACTTCAAGGTCTGGCCGAGATGGGTGGTATCCAGCGGGGTATCGAATCTGAGGGTATTACAGCAGATCGTATGCAGTTCGAGGAAGAACGTGACTTCCCTTATAAGCAGGTGCAGTACATGCAGTCCTTGCTGCAGGGGCTCCCGATCGCCGCTCAATCTTACAGCTACTCACAGCCTAGTCAGTTGTCCGAAGTGCTATCCGGTGCTGGTGGGCTTTCCACACTGTACGATACGCTGTTTGGTGGTAATAAAACAACTACTACGACGGAGACTCCATAATGGCTTTAGAAAACGGCGGTCTCGACGCTCAAATCGAACAACGTATGGATGCTTACCGAGGCAACCCACAGCAGCTGCAGCAGCGTTACGGGCAGAACAAAGAACTTCTGGACTTGTTGGCCCTGCAGAAACTGACGTCTGAGAAGCAAGCAGCTTCCCGTGATATGCAGATGAAGATGCAGCAGCAGCCGGGCACTATTGCACAGCAGCGCGAACAAGAAGCTCTAGAGTTAACGAAGCAGGAGATGGGTAGTACCCTCGGTGAACTCGCGGGCCGCACTAAGGGTACGCTGGATCAAAAGCAGGTGACTCAGCAGCAGAATATGCAGCAGATGTCTCAAGCTGCCGCCAAGCCTCAAATGGGCGGTGCGGGTCTTGCTGGCCTTATGGGGGGTGTGACACGTCCGCAACCGACTCCCGCTGTTCCTCCTCAAGCGCAGGGTCTCGCCGCTGCACGTATGGCTCAAGGGCCAAGTAAGTTTGCGGGTGGCGGTATCGTGTCCTTTGCTGAGGGCCAAGGTGTCAGTGGGCAATCGGGTCTCCAAGGGATGCAGACGCTCGAGGAAAAGATCGCACGGATCAACGCACGCCCCGAGTTGGACCCTTCGCAAAAGAAATCACTCATCAACCAAATACTCGCACAAGAGCCTAGACCCCAAGGGGAGCCCGCCCAGCGTATGACCCCCGTAGGGCTGGAAAGCAGCGCGCGTATGCCGGGACAGTCAGGACTCGTTCCTGTAGGGTCTGGTATGTCACAATTGGACGTTATGGCAGAACTCAGCCCATCTATTGCGCCGGAACGACCTGCTGCTATGCCTGCTCCTATGGGCGCTCCTGTGGCTGCTCCTGTCGCTACGGCACCCGCCTCGGGGGGTATTACGGATTTGATAGACCAGAAGGGTCAAGCTCCCGCTCCCGCTGCAGTGCCGACAGCAGGTGAAACTGCGGCCTCGTTCAAAGCGCCACAAACAGCTGGCGCAGCGAATACAGGTGTTATGGGCGCACAGGGCACAACTTCCGCTGACTCTGCCTTCCTTAAAGGTACTCAGATGGCTGACGAATATACTGGCCGTGCGGCTGCGGGCGAGTCCTATGAAGGTATGAAGTCTCGACTGTCTGAGTTCGACGAAGCAAACTATGGGCCCGGCGATGACTTGAACGCGTTCTTGATTGGTATGGGTGGCACAGGCTCTATCGGCTCTGCGATGAAAGGTGGCTATAACGCCATGAACCGCAGCAAGAACAACCGTCGTAACCGCATGATGGACGAGTTCCAGCTAGAGAAAGATCGCATTGGTACCGACGCTGTGTTCTCCGCATCGGGGATTAAACTTGGTACGCAGCTTGCAGCAGACGCCGCGGCCAACGAGCGTAGTATCCGGTCTGCCGCCGCTACAATGGGTGCGGCTAAAATCCGTGCGGCAACCGCCGACGCTGATCGCCTAGCAAACGTGTATAAAGCTGAACTGCAAGCTGTAGATGATGCTGCGGCTCGCGCAGTGCAGGTGGCTTCCAACGAACGTCTGGGCGACCAGACCCGCCTGACAGCCGCGATTGATATACAGAGCGATGTCGCGAAAACCCGTAGCGCTATGCTTTCAGATCAGCTTAGTGGTTCTATGGCCTTACAACGACTTGAAATGCAGAAGGCGCAGGCGCTGTCCGATAACGACACTGAAACGGTTAGTGCCCTCAACCAGAACATTGCAGCGGAGACTGCGCAGATTGCGTTGACTGTAGAAAATGTGCTCAATGCTCCTACAAAATCGGGAATCAACCTTCTGGAACTAGAATCCACTGCAGCGGATACCATCCGCAAACTTATGAGTGTTTCGGGGATAACTGAAGACAACGTGGCCGGTGTTACCGTTGATGGAGAATAGAACATGGCGATACATACGCTCACCCTCAAAGACGGGTCTACAGTACAAGTAGAAGCGCCACGGGGTACGCCTGTATCCGAGCTTGTAGGTCTCGCGAACACACAGTCGCGCGCAGCATCTCAACAGGGACTCCAAAACCGGCAGCAAGAGCGTCAAGCGTTTTTTGATAGTCAGCGGCCTGAGTATGCCGCCATCCCAGAGCCTGAAACAGGGTTTTTTGGCGACATTACCTCGGGGTTTAGTACAGGGTTTGTAGAGACAGGCGAAATGGCGGCACTGGGTGCTGCTACACTGCTTGGCGAAGAAAACGAACTCGTTGCACGAGAGAAGATTCAATCCGTTGCGGATGCCATCAAACCCAACGTGCGTGAGGGTGACAAGGACGACATTGCGTTTAAGATCGGTTCTACGTTTGGTTCGATTGCCGGCTTCGCCGCCCCGATTGCTGGTGTAGCAGCTGCCGCTCCCGCCGCTATACCTGCCGCTGCTGTCGGTACTGGGATAGGTGCCCTTCTAGGTGTAGGCACTGCAGCAGGTGAAGCGAGTGAACGTGCTCGTGCCGCAGGTGCTACCGAAGAACAACGTAACCGTGCAATCCGCCAAGCAGCCCCTGCTGGCCTGTTAGAAGTAGCGCCCCTTGGGCGTTTCATGCGTTCTGTTGACATCCCCGTCATTGGTCAGTTTATCAAAGACCTTGGCCCTGAGACCGTGGAGACGATCGGTCAACGCATCCAGAACGCCGCCATTACTGGTGGTGGTGAGGCTGCACAGGAAGTCACCTCAGAGATCGTTCAGAACCTTGCAGAACGTGGGTACAACCCAGAACGTGCTATTCTGGAAGGCACCGGAGAGTCCGCGCTGTATGGCGGCGGTGCCGGTGCTACCATTCAATTCCTCGTAGACGCCTTCACAAACAGCCGTAAGGCAGGTCCGCAGGCGGGGGGCGCGCAGGGTGAGTTGTTCGGCACAGAGGAAGACCTTGGACAAGCTCCCTCCCGTGTTATGGGCGACCAGCGAGAGATGTTCCCCGAGGAAGACTTAGGACTTGCGCCTGAACGTCCCGACGAACGTCAGCTGAACCTGTTTGACGCTAGGGACCAGCAATCGGCGGCGCTTGCGCGCACTGCCCGACGTGCGGATGAAGAACGTGCCCGTCTGATGGGAAGACCCATATCCGAGTTTGAGGCCAAGGGTGACCCGTTCCTAGAGCGTACCAAAGCCGAAAGAGATGCAGCGCGGGCGGGAATAGCTGGATTACAAAGACCCCAGCAACCTGAACCTGAGCAGCGGGACATGGTCCGTGAGCTTGAGCAAGCTACAATACCGGAAGAAGAACAGCGCGCCCAAGCCGCCGCCCGTGAGCGGGAAGGACTACGCGCCGCTAGACGTGGCGATGAAGCTGCGTTTGAACAGCCTGACTTGTTTGCACTGCAGCAAGAACAGGAACGTCGTCGTCTCGGACCCGAAGAACTACGTCGTCCTAACCAGTTTATGGATGAGTTGCTCTACGAGCAGCCCGAAGTCCGTGCACCTGAGCGCCCTGCTGCAACGGGTGACCTCGTGGACATGGCGGACCAGCGCCAGCGAACAGCACAAGAAGATGCGGGTATCACCGACCAGCTTGCGGCCATAGACGCTGAAGAAGCCACACAACGCCAGCAGGCGCAGACACTCCGTGCCGAGTCCACCACAGAAACAGCGCAGAATAAACTCGATGCTGACCGTGCAGCTCAGACAGCGCAGATTCGTACACGGGTGCTTCAAGATACCGTGGCCACCGCGGGCGACATTAAACAGCCAGCGGCACTGCGTAGCGCGTTTGAATCCGCTCTGGCGGAAGCGGGATTGCGTGAGCCCACGGCAACACCTCAAGAGATGGAAAGTCTCCGTCGTGCATCTGGCATGATGCGTGCGAAAGACCCCACGAAAGCTCCCGCACTTGAACCCGCCGTGGAACAAGGGGCAGTAAAAGACCCCGCACAGGGAGCATTGGAAGCACGTGTAGCGCCAAAAGATCGCTCCGAAGTGCAGTCTTCGTTTCCAGGTATGGGCCGCAAGGCTGACCTCGGTGTGGCTCCTACACAAGAAAGTGCTACGGAAACCCCCACGGTACCTACACCCGTAGACGAAGCATTCTTGGATGAGTTGGGGGTGCCAAAAGCCGCCCCTATCCGCAAACGTGTTCTGGGCAAAGACTTCAATGATCCTGAAGTTCGGCAACAGTTTGCCACCTTGGCGGGTAACCAAAACACTTCAGGTGCAGTAAAAACAAACATTAACCGCGCACTCGGAGCCGTACCCGAAACCCAAGCAGACCTACCGTTGTTCCCCCGCCGAGGGGCTAAACCTGCGACAGGGATCACCCCTCTTAACAAATCAGTCGTGTCCAGTGTAGACTTAGGCAAAACCTTGGAGGTGTCTAATGTCCCGAGTCAAGAAGTTAAGCCAAGAACAGGTGGAAGTGGCGTTCCAACTCCTAGCGGAGATGTGGGAGCAGGACGTGCAGGAAGAGTTCCTAGCCCTACCCCTGCCATCAAAACTGCCGCAGAACCTACTGCACCTAGAGGTGGAGGATTGGGAAGCCCTGTCGTGGAGTCTGGACTGCCTGATGCGGCAAGCGGCGCGCAGCGTGATGCACTAACGGAAAAAGGTACGACTCGTAAGGTCGCGCCGACGTTCCCCGAAAAAACCACCACTACCAAACCGGGTGGCGGCGTTAGGTTCGCGCCTACTAAAGCCTCTCAACCGGTTCGAAAAGATACCGTTGCGGCAAAGATTGTCGATAAGGAAACCGCTGCAAAGAACGTTCGTGACGCACTCAAGAAGCGTTGGGAATCCCAAGCTACAGACGCGGCCAAACGCGGATATGCTGATACTGAGAATCAAGTTAAAGGTGACCCGTTCACCCCGGCGGAAAACCGCAAAATCCTCAATCTGCTGGAGACACCTGTCAAGAGCCGTGACAAGGATACGCTCGATGCAGTTGTAACTTATCTAGGGCTGTACCCTAACCCTGCAGAAGGTATCTACCTTGCGATGCAGGACGTCGCGTTGGGTACTCCACAGAGCCGAGGCGATCCGCTACTCAAAGGTACAGGCGGCAAAGCTGCCAACAAAGCCGTGAAGTGGGCTGAGGAGAACCTCGACAGCAACGGTAAAGAGTGGGTGCGCAAGTCTGTTATTGCCATTCAGAAAGACCTGATGGGTGTGGCCGATGCCGATCTGACTGTGGCTCAGTTGAAAGAACAAGGTGTCACCGACGCAGTCCAGCTGCAGCGGGAGAAAGACGCTCTAGAAGCGCAGCGTGAAGAAGCCGCAGCAGTGCTTGAGGCCGAAGCACGAGATAACGAGCCCTTCGACATCGAGCGGCAGTTGAGCTACACGAGCGTCAAGATCAAGAAGCTACTCGAGGCTAATGCTGTTGTAGGTCTAGACCTCCCCCTGCACCCGTCTGTTGGCGCGTCTATCAAGGCTGGTGAGTTGGGCGCTGCTCTCTCTGCTTTGGCGGATACATCCCCGAGCGCTCAGGTGCGGAACATCGCTGCTAAGTTGGCGGACGTAGTGGGTGACACAAAACTTGTTACCAAGAAAGACCTTAAGGCGGCAGACGGTCGCCCGGTAGCAGGTATGTTCGACCCTGAGACAAACACGATAACGCTTGACGAGGGAACTGGTATCAACCCGCATACGTTGGTCCACGAAATGACGCACGCTGCGGCAAGCGCTACGCTATCGGATAAGGTACACCCGCTTACAAAGCAGATCACCAAACTGTTCCAGACCACAAAAGAATACCTTGGTACAGCATACGGTGCTCAGGACGTCGACGAGTTCTTCTCTGAGGCAATGAGTAACCCAGAGTTCCGTGCTATGCTCGCCACGATTAACGTCAAGGGTGAACCTATCAGCGCATTGCGCCGGTTCCTCAATTCTACAGGTAACTTCGTACGTCGCCTCATGGGTCGCCCAACCACACCACTGGATGCTATGGAGACCGTAGATACGTTTGTGGATGGCCTACTGGCTCCGGCACCGCAGTATCGTAACTCTGGTCAACTCCTGATGTCTTCCACTGCGGACGGTGCCAAGAAGGTTCTCGACACGTTGGTCAACCGTACACAGAAGAAGTTTGGTACACCTGAAGCACGGGGCGACTTCCGCCGCCAGTTTGGTGACGACTCTGTAGAGTTCCTGCAAAGTGGAGTCGCGGATAACGCTAAGAAACTCCTGTTGAAACTCACGGGTTCTCAAGCGATGGCAGATATTGCCAAGGCTGCTGGTCTGGGTAACCTCGGGTACAAGCTAGACCGCATCATTAACGAGCAGCGGGGCGGAATCCGTACCGCCAACGAGCAGGTAAAGCGTGAAATCGACAAGGTCGTTGCGTGGGTCGGCAGCGTAAGTGACGCCAAGAAAGCAACACTGGACCGCTTGATCTACAACGATAAGTACGGTGCCACTATCTATCAGGTAGACCCAACGCTTACAGCGGCAGAAGCCAAGAAGCGGTACGCTAAGGACTCCGATAAGATGGGTGTGTGGAACGCGCAGCGCGCTGACTGGAACGCTCTTGGTGCTGATGGACAGCGCACGTACAAGATCATGCGGGATAACTACCGTAGCCAGTACGAGAAAATGCGGGCTGTGATCTTCGGTGAGATCGACGAGCTGATGAAAGATAACCCTGAAGCTGCGACCAAACTCAAGAACGAAGTGTACGGCAAGCTGTTCGAAAAGGGCACTCTCGACGTTTATTTCCCACTGGTCCGTGAAGGCCAGTACAAGCTGACCTACGCCGCCAAGAACCCTGCGTCGGAGCGTGAAGCCTATATCGTAGAAATGTTCACGACAAAACGTGAGCGGGATCGTGCAGCGACAGAAGTGCGTGCGGACAAGGAGTTCACAGGCGTTGAGACCTTTGATGGTGAGATGACCAACAGCGATTTTAGGAACGCACCGCCCGCTTCGTTTGTAGCACAGACACTCCGCACCTTGAGTGCCAATGGCGTCGACGGGGATGTACAAACGCAGATCATGCGCTTGTTTGTTAATGCACTACCAGAAACATCTTTTGCGAAGTCTCTGCAGAAACGTAAGGGCACCCCTGGCTATATGACAGATTCTGTCTACGCTATGAAGTCTAAGGCGTACGACCTTGCAGGGCAGACTGAGAAGCTCAAGTACGCCGCTATCTTGCGGTCTTTGGAGCGGGAAATAGTAGAGCAGGTAACTCCCGAGGGAGCCGCGCAAGCCAAGTCTCGTTTTGGTAAAACTACGCAATCAACTCGTGCTTCGTTTGAAGACGTAAAAGGTGAGCTGTTGGACCGCTCCAAGTTTGCTCGTGAGGGGGCAGAACGCAAAAACTTAGAGGCATACGGTCGTAGGCTCAACCAGACTGCGTTCATCTTCACCATCGGCTTCAACGTGTCATCTGCTCTGGTCAACCTCTCGCAGGTACCGTTGTTCGTTATGCCCTTCTTGGGCGGTAAGTACGGGTACAAGGCCACAGGTGTGGCGATCAAAGAGGCTGGTAGCCTTGTGGTTTCCTCTGGCAACTCGATTCTCGAGAACTACGACATCCGTGACGATGGGGTGCTGACAGTCAAAAAAGACCTAGACGTACCCGCCGAACGTCGCAAAGAACTTGAAGAATTAGCCCCCCTCGCAGCTCTCGCCCTGAAACGGGGTCAGTTAGGTCAGGGCTATCTCGCAGAAGCATTGGGGCTTGAGGAGTCTGGTCGAGTGTCTCGCGGGGGTACGGTCGGCGCTGTCATGGATAACATCTCTGTGCTGTCTGCGTTTGCGTTTAACCACGGCGAGCAGTTCAACCGACAGGTCACTCTCGTAACAGCATATAAGCTGGCACTGCAGAAGTTGGCCAAGGATAGCCCCAACATGACGCGGACTGAGCGCATGGATAAAGCTGCAGAACAGGCCATCTACGAAGCGCAAGAGACAAACGGTGGTTCCTTCTTGGAGACTGCGCCCCCTATTGCTAGGGAAGGTATCGGTCGTGTGGCCTTTATGTATAAGAGCTACGGCCTGCAGATGTACTACAGTATGCTCAAGGCTGCTAAGACTGCGTTCGACTCTGACAAGGGTAAGTTGTTTGGCCCAGAGGGTTCCCCAGAGCGTAAAGCCGCTTGGAAACAACTCATCGGGCTGCACGGTACAGCGTTGTTCTTCGCAGGTGTCCAAGGTGTGCCCCTCTACGGTGCGGTACAGCTGTTAGCGGATACGTTCTTCTTGGACGATGAAGAGGAAGACTTCGACACTATCGTACGTAAGCACGTGGGCGAGGGTTGGTACAAAGGTGCCGTCACAAAGTTCGCAGGTATCGACATCGCAAGTCGTGTGGCCCTAACCGGCCTTCTGATCCAAGAGAACCGCTACAACAACGACCCATCACTCGAAGAAAACCTTGGACATTACTTGGGTGGTCCAGCGCTCAGTGTAGCTAAACGTCTAGGTCGTGGTGTAAGTGACCTCGCAAGTGGAGAGACACAGAGAGGTATAGAGAACATGATGCCCGTCGCTATTGCCAACATGTACAAAGGTACGTTCGGTCGGTACGCAGATCAGGGCGGTGCGTTTACTCGCAGGGGCGACCCAATCTATGACGACATGACCGCGGGTGAAATGGCAGCTCAGGTGCTGGGTTTCCCACCCACAGAGTACACGTTCCGCCAAGAGCAGAATGGTATTAGTAAGGGTATAGATATTGCGGTTGGTACGCAGCGTTCAGGCCTGCACAAAAAATACTATGTGACCATGCGCTTAGGTGACTTTGAGGCTGCAGACGAAGTGTACAGGGAGATGCTGAAATTCAACGACCGGCACCCCGAGGCGGCGATCACGCCGAGTTCAATCGAACGGTCGATGGCCCAGCACGCAAAAACATCCACTGAGATGTACAACGGTGTAACCCTCAGCCCAATGTACCGTAGAACTCTTGAACAGCTTCGGTCTGAGTATAGCCAATAAAAAAAACCCCCCGCTTTTTACGGCGGGGGAGTTCAGGGAGGAGAACGACAACTGGGAGAGGTATCGTCTATGTGCTATGTTATCACACTGTACGCCAGATGCGAACCCCAAACATGTCGTTCTCTATTCTTACACGCGTTTCGAACGTCCATCCCTTTATCCCTGCTATTTTAGTGATCTGCTTCTTGGCTTTATCCGTATCAATACATGGGACAAACACCGACGCCCCCACTACCATGCCGCCCCACTCCACGATTACTTTGACCTTGTCGGGGTTAAGGTCGTCAGTCTTCATCGGTTTCTGATACATCCTCGTCTAGCCCTTCTAGCTTCACTGCAATAGTCCACGCGGATGGGAGGTTGAAGTTAGTACCCTTACACAACCGCTTCTTGACCTTCTTGGCCCCCATCTGCTGCGTCAACCCATCCACCGTGCTGATGAAGTCAATGTGCTGTTCACCAAGCCACTGCTTAAACGGCTTCTGCACAATGTAGAGCATAGACGTGTCCGGTTCGTACCTAGCTATAATTGCGTTGCGGGGGGACTGTTCTGGAATAACAATCGGCGCAACCCCGCCAGCGCCAGCGGTAGTAGCCGTGCTCTTGATCTTGAGGACGTTACTCCAGTTCTCTGACATGTAGTCAGTGATGAGCGTCTGCACTGTGGCGGCACTGTCATCCACAAAAGACTTCACACGGATAAGCGTGGATACAACCCAATCAAATAACTTCTTTAGGTCGTAGTTGATTATGCCCATGTGCTTGGCCACGTACGCACCTGTAAGAATAGCAGCGCATCCACCTGCCCAGAATCGGTTGACGCTGTTGAGCCCCGCACGTTTCTCAAGGTTCTCTTTGATCTTCACAAACTTCTGATAAATGCTCGCGCGGTTGTTGATGACATACTGCACGTATCCCTCCGCGAAATGTCCGTAGTTGAGCTGTACGTCTTTGAACTGCGCTGCCCCCACAGTTGGGTCCACGTGCACACGTGGCATGTCGTCTACCCGCAGCTCAAGCAGTCGCTGCATCTCAGCTTTAACGTCACCCTTGGCCATGGCCATCTGCGCGTACAGGCTCACGTTACCTGTAGAGAATGCCAGTAGACGCCAAGGTTTGCCCCGAACACGTTCTAGGTTGCCCCCGCCTGTCATGCGGTTTTTCTGCTTACCTTCAGACAGCTGGTACGCGTAGTCGGACGCCACAGCACCACGCATGTTGGTCATTTCGTCCGTGTTCAGTAGCATATTGTGCATGAGTTCTGCGCGGTTCCAGCGAGCGTTCTCAGTGTCTTTCTTCATGCTAGTTGTGCCCGCAGGGTCGCCCCAGATAGAGGACGCTGCGAACATGGCAGTTGTCTTACCACCACCCGTGTGACCAAACAGGTGCACACCCAGACTGTAGAGGCCTGTGAACGGCATTAGAATTGTGCCAAATCCCCCACACACAACGAACTGGTGCATCTCCATGTCGTCTTGGTCATAGAAGTCGAGTATTTCTTGACTGCGCTCACGCGTACCTGAAACAACAAACGCCTTGGACGACTGTATCGTCTTACCCGATGGCGGGTTATACTCCACGCCTGTAGCGGTTATCAGTCGGTCACCCAGCACAAACTCCTGCATCTCAGTATCGTCCGTCCATCCGAACTGCTGGTGCGCGGTGCTTGCGGTTATAGTCTGTTGTAGTTCATTGATCCATGCTGTTGTGTATCTCATTAGCTTATCCAAGTCTGCGCCAAGCGCTGTTATACCCTGTGCGGCCATATGCTTGCGGAACTCTTCTTTCGAAGTGATCGAGGTCAGAGGCACCGTAAACTCACGCACCCCGTCTCGTGGCAAGTGGAGTGCAAAGGCTACAACCTCACCCAGCTCGGCGTCATGGAGCCTGCGTGTAACGTAGAAATCGTAGTGGTATACGCACTGCTCGTCGGGGTTACCGTCTTCGTCCTTGATGCGTATGTACACCCCACCGTTCTGTCCGCGGAAGTACGGGCTAGGGAATTTAGGTATTTCGTATGTCTTCGCACGAGACGCAGCAGGTGCTTCCACAATATTATCCTCGGGCGCAGCCTCGGCAACTTCCTTGGTCAGCATTGCAGGGGTAGATATTTTACCCTTGTTAGGGCAGTCAACGCACCCCGCAGGGTTATGCAGCTCAAACGTGTTACAGAAGTGTGGTCCCCCAGTGTCCTGCATCTTGCGTATGGTAGCGCCCACGTCGTAGTCCGCGTGCTTGTGGGACATCAGGTGTGCGGCCTTGTCCCCATCTTCGCACACGTTGGCAATAGATAGACCAGACCGCCATAGGTCGTGCGACACTGCCTCTTGGTTCTGGATTATGTGCTTTATCTGACTACAACCCGTACCGTTTTGCGTACGTGTAAGTAGCCGCTTAAAGCTACCCCGATGGTTCTGCTGCATGGCATCACGGAACGCGCTTACTGGGCCCGCTGGGCTGTACTTACGTGGGAGTGGTATAGGATCATTGCCGATCAACTCAGAGAACTCATCGAAGTCTACCACCTGCGGTGCCTCTAGCCCAAAGAACGTAACAGGTGCAGGGGGATTGCTCTTGTGGTTGTGCGTGTTGGGTACGCGGAGAATACGTGCCACGTCAGACGTCACAGATGGGTCAGCTTCGAACCCGTCGGCTGCGCATAAGTTCTTCAGTCTTTCTGCTACGGGCCACCAGTCATCGCGGCATACGGCTTTGGACAAAATCCAGTACACGTGCACACCACGGCCTGAGTTTACCAGCGTAGGTTTGGGCAGCTTATGCCGCTTACAGAACACCCGTAACGCAGAGATCGCTGCCTTCTGGTCGGGGAACTCTTTGCTAGGTCCGCAGTCCAAATCCAGAAAGAAAGACTTGAGGTGGGTTACGTTGTCCGCCTTGCGAGAACCTGCTTCCTCGAGCACACCTAGTGCGAAGTAAGCGTCGTATCCGTTAGCATTAAAATCGTTTGCTGCGTCGATTACCTCGTTAACAGAGGTGTAAAACTTCTGCTTGCGGGTACCGTCTTTCGCAGCAAACACACAGTAATGTCCGTCATGCCCTAGTATAAGGTCTAAAAATCGTTTGGTTTCCATGTGCGCCACTCACCCTAATATGGTTAATCACGGCCACCGAAGCAGCCGTGATATGTTTCTGTTTAGTCGTCCCAAGCGTCAAGGACAGAGTCGAGGTCGTCTGCAGAGGTAGGCGCAGGCGCTGCTTTAGTCGCAGTTCTCTTTACCGGCGCTTCTTCCTCTTCTTCGAACCCGTCGTCGGATACGGCGGCCAACACATTGTTACTCTTAACTGGTGCGGATTTCGACCCTGCGAAGGGGTTAGCATCACCACCTGCAACAAAACCACCTTCGATAGCGCCGAATGGGTTGCGAGCCTCCATGGGAACGTACTTGATAACTTGCACTGCTTTCAAGCGTAGCGATACATTTTGCTTTCCCCCGAAGTCATACGGGATCAACTGTACAGCCACGTTAACGGTGCTACCTGTAGTCAACTGGAAGTCATCAGGGAGTGGCGTACCCTGCGAATCCACCTGCAACGGCTTGCCTGTAACCTCACCTTTGTATGCACCCTTCAGCACAGCCTTGTGCGTATACGTACCGTTGTCATCTTTCACGAACGGGTTGACCAGTTTATCGACCCACTTGGGTTCTTTGTTGGCGTCGTACGATGTCTTCATCTCTGTAAACAGAGCCTTAGCTGTAGCGCTGTCCATGCGGAACTGAATTGAGAACTCGGCGTTCTGCGCACGTGGGTCGCAAGGCATACTACGCTGCTTGTTCTGATCGAAGGCGTATGTGCGGTCCACTTTGGGCCAGAGTGCTTCTACGTTCTCAATGATATATGTTTCGGCCATGTTGTCGTTCTCCTGTGTTAAACGTCTTGGTCAGTGTCGAAGTTCATTTCGATCTGACGGTTGTCTTCTGCCACCACTTCGGGGGCTTCATCTACATCCTGCATTGCTTTAGTCAAAGCGGCTGAGACTGCGGTCTTGTTGAACCGGTAGGTATTACCGATCTTGATGTACGTGGCCTTGGGGATATGCCCCTGCCGTACCCACGCACGGATGGTAGAGATTGACACCGCGAAGTGCTTTGCCAAGTCTTCTATCTGGACAAAAGGTTCTGTCATTATTTCTTCCTCACAGAGATTACGTATTCAGTGTCGATGTTCAGACCTTTTGGCATGACATCGGGGTTTTCCTCCAAGAACTGTTTGACATTGGTCTGGTTCAAACGACGGTCTAGAAACTCGGGCATGTCATGTTCTTTAATGAACGAGTACATAGAGTCCCAATCTCCAGTCCAATACTTCGTTTTAGTAGACCTGAAAAACAGACCCTCGGTGGTGCGGACGCTTTCAACATTGTGGGAGTCACAGTAGTTGAGTAGCGCACGTTTCAGGATTTCCTGTTGGCGCGCCAACTCTCCATCTTTTTCCTTAAAGTCAGCAGACAATGCCGCTCTCCCTGCCCTGATCTTGATGTAGGCTTTGGTGAGCTTGTCCGGCGGGACGTTGGATGTATCGTCCATTTTGTTCTCCTTAACTGGCTAGAGTTACACTGTAGTGGTGTATAGTGGGTTAGTCAAGTAGTTCTTTGTATAAGTCGATCATTTTTGTGTGGACGTTAATTCTGTTGTCTAACAGTGTGTAAACACGCTTTTCCGCAGGTGAACCTTGCAACTGTACCACCGTGCACGGGTGCTTTTGTCCTGAACGGTGCACACGTGCATTTGCCTGCGCATAAATTTCCAGAGATGGTGTCGGTCCCCACCACACTACGGTGTTGGCTGCTGTTAACGTGACACCATGTGCCGCGGACTGCGGCTGGATGACTAGCACTTTGGGGTCGTCTACGGTTTGGAAACGCTTAAATATGTCCGTCCGTCGGGCCACTGGCACGTCACCACGGATAACCTCTGTCGTTACCCCGTCCTTACGGAGTTTATCCACCAGTATATCTATGGTGTGCTTGAACGGCACGAACACAAGAACCTTCTGACTGCTCTCGTCGATGACCTCTTTCAGCACTTTGTATCGGTGCTTGATGTCAAACTCGAGCGTGTCCCCATCGTCTGTATATACAGCGCCTGCGGAGATTTGTAGTAGCTTGTTGACGATAACTGCAGAGTTCACGGCGGACACTTCGTCTTCACCAATGGTCATCATGTGGTTCTTCTTCAGCTTGTCGTAGTACACCTGCTGCTGACGTGTCAGTTCTACCTGCCGCTTGACATAAGTCATCTCGGGTAGGTCAAGACACTCTTCTTTGGTGAATCGTATAGCTGGCTGTAACACCTTAAACACAAGGTCAGACGCCTCGGGTTTCACCATCCACCTAAACTGCGTGACTTTGCGCATGACCATATCTCGAAACGAGCCGAAGAACCGCGGCACTGAGCTGGAGTTGACCAACTTAGCTAACCCGTAAGCATCGAGCGGAGATTGCGCGGCAGGAGTACCTGTCATCATCCACAGCCATGTGTCGTCGCCCACCAACTTGTTCATGGTCTTCCAGCGTTTCGACTGCGCGTTCTTGTAGTGTGTGGCTTCGTCCACGATGATTAGGTCGAACCCCCCGTTCACGATCTCGTCGAACACGATTTCTATACCGTCGTAGTTGATGATGGCGAAGTCAGCGCCTTGGGCTATCAGCTTCTTACGCTTCTGCGGTGCGCCGTATATGATGTCCACACTGCGGTGCGGTGCGAAGGTGAACAGGTCTTCCCGCCACGCCGAGTCCATGATTGACAGTGGGCACACAACCAACACTCGTTTGATCTTACCCTGTTTCATCAGGTAGTCTGCGGCCCATATTGCACTGGCGGTCTTACCTGTACCCTGCTCGTTAAAACAGAAAGCCTTTTGGTTCATGGTGAAGAACGCGGCTGTCTTCTTTTGGTGAGCAAAGGGGTCGTACTTACCCGTCCAAGAATACCTATCCTGTATTGGTGAAGGTGCGTTCAAGTTAAGGTTACGCAAACTACGCACCTCGTCGATACCCCAGTTGACTAGCACCTCGTTGCTGCTCATCACTTTGCTCTTTGGGATGACTTCAGTGACACGTTTTGGATTGCGTAGCTTCAGAAGCAACGCCTTACCGTCGATGATCTGCATGTTGTTCTCCTTCTAGGGTATTCCCTAAATCACACTTTCTTCTTCTTGTAGTTACGTGCGCGGTTCTTACTCGAACTCTCTATTATGTAACCATCTTTGTTGCTGCCACCCTTGGACAGGGCTTTCTTGTGGCTGACGTCTTTGCCTTCGCGCTTATCAGCTTTACCGTTGTTGTTCTTGTCCACGCCGTCCTTGTCCACGGCACGTCGGGCACGTTGGCGCTCCATACGTGCTTCAAAGGCTTTACTTCCGACAGGGTTGTTGGTCTGCTTCTTGCGGTCTGCAGGGTTTTTGTATGGCATCAGTTTGCTCCGTTATGTACACACTCAATGATTGGACAGTGCCGACGGCATAACCCGTTAGGTTTAGCGTTCCACATATCCGTTTCCGCTGCGGTCTCCATCTGCTTGTACTTAGACAGCCATTTCTCCCACAGGTTCGGCTTATCATACTCCGTGTATGTGCCTTTTACCAAGTCATTGCTAACAACGAACACTAGCCCTGCACGTATCGTCTTTACCTGTGGGTAGTGTTTGAACACGGACAACGCCATAAGTTCCAGCTGCCCCTTGTCTGCATACTTCGAGGACTTACCCGTCTTGTAGTCGATCACCCATGCAAGGTCTCCGTCCAAGATGATGAGGTCGGCAATGCCGCGGAACCATACGTTGTCATCGTAGAACCCGCACGGCTCTAGGTCTTCAGTGATGCCCAGCTTGAGTTCGCACAGCTTCTCGCCCTTCTTGGTCTTGAGGGAGTCGAGCATCTTTTGCGCAAAGCTGAATTTTCCTGGGAGCGGTACGTCCTTTCCCATATAATCTTCTGCTGCGGTATGGAACGCCGTGCCGTACAGCGTAGCCTCGGTCTCCTTAAAAGGAACCTCCTTGAGAATCTTGTCGTGATAGAACTGTTTGGGGCACTGCTCAAACGCTTTGATCTTACTGTAAGACCATGGCCATACTTTCGTTGTCATCCTGCATCTCCATATGATTTGCCTGTGCCACTCTCACAGGTGATTGGTAATCCCTCGGCCCAGTCGGGCGTCTGGCGCATACATTCTTCCACGTATTCTTGCGCTTCATCCAACTCTTCGTCGGGTACGCAAGTGATAATAGAGTCATGCACAGTTAGCACAACTTTGTACCTCTTGGCAACCAGTATCATTTGGTGCCCTATGATACAGCGCGCAATAGCCTGACACACGTTCTCTACAACCTTGCCGCCGTATATACGGTTGGGCCCTTTGCGGGTTCGGTAGGTGTACTCGTAACCAAACTCTGACTTCTCACCAACGAGCCCATGGTAGTACATAGACAAACCAGACGGGAGTATGATCGCGTTCTTCTGTGCGTCTACTTGCAAGACACCTTCTCGGCCAAACTGTAAGCTGTCACCACGTTCCATGTGCTGGATGGTGTAGTTAGCGTCTCTCCACAGTTGACTGATCGCCCCGTTGCGGCTGCGGTAGATGTCGATGATCCGCCGCGCTTCTTCGAGTTCTGTGTACACGCCCATACCTTGTAGCTGTAGTTGGAACTTGGGCGCACCCATACCGTACCCTGCGCCTAAAATTGTCGTCTTACCTACAAACCGTTGGTCTTTGGTCACGTCTGCTACGTCCACGTTGTAGATACTTGACGCCATGTATTTGTAGACGTCCTCCCCGTCAGTGAACTGTTGGGTCAGGTCGTTTTGACCAGCAAGCCAAGCGAGTACTCGTGCCTCAATCTGTGAGGAGTCGCAGTCGATAAGCGAATGTCCCTCTGGTGCGATAATGCTGCTCTTTAACTTCTTACCGTTCGGCCCACGGCTTGGCAGGTTCTGCAGGTTGATCTTGTCGTCACCTCCCCACCGACCAGTGTGCGCTGCATAATACCTTACTGGTACGGGTAGTAGCCCACGTTTAGATATGTCGATGAACCGCTGCGTCCGTGTTTCTTCGAGCGTAGATTTGGTGCCGAGCCTCGCTGATACCAGTGCCTGAACCTGATCGTTCTCGTGATCCAACAACTGCTTAAACGCTTCATCGTTCTTGGCGAACGCGAAGGTATCCTTGCCCGTAGTAGGGCTAATCTTCATAGGTGGCTCAACCCCTAAATCTGTTAGTATGTCAGCGAACTTGAGGTTGGACATAAGTTCTTTCTTGTCCGTGATACCCGCGTCACGCATCAGCTGATCCTTGCGCTCTTTGATGTCCTCAAGGTGCGACTCCAGTAGCCCCGTATCGAGGTCCAATGTAGGCTCTGTGAACATCCGCAGGGTTAGATCAATGAGATGGAGTTCCCGTTTAGGGAACCCCTTGGCCATAGTAGCGAACAGCTTGTACGTCAGGTTTACATCGTTGATGCAGTAATCCCCGTATCGCTCTAGTTCTTCTGGTCCAAAATCTCCCCGTCGTTTTCCGAGGGCGTCGAGTACCTCTGTGCCTTTAGTGCCGATATTGTACCTCTGAGATAAGGCAGCGAGACTACCGCCAGCTTCAGTCCCATGAAGGGCACGAGCGATGCAAAGAGTATCGGTATACATCCGAGGACGAATATCAAAACGCCAGCTAAGAATGGCACCATCAAACATAGTGTTATGGCAAAGTACCATAGAGTTTTCCCAAGGGAGCGCCTTGAGATAATTTTTTGTCTGTTCATGTGTTCCACTGGCCCACTCCGTTTCCTTGTTGTTTACTTTTACGCCTACCCCGATCACTTCGAACCGAGGGTCACGCACATATGCTTCTGTTGTGATCTTTCTCAGAGAGTATTCCTTGTCATAATACGTCTCAAAATCTAGCGTTATTAGGTCCACCGCTGTTCTCCTATTGCGCTTGTTTTTGCGCACTGTTATTGATGTGACGTGGGGCGCTCAACTGCTTGCAAAAGCGATTGTTGGTTGACGTTACCGAATGCGCTAAACACTCCTGATTTTAACTGCGCCCCACACGATCCCCTCAGATGTTATACCCCTGCTGCCGTTTGGCAGATGTAAACTCGCGCAGGTCTCGCATCGCTATTTGCAGTTCGTTGACAACGCTAGGCCGTGCTAAAGCCCGCCACCTCTCGTCCTGCAAGTTATCTACACGTTGTCGCAAGTATTTCAGCACTGCCGCATCTGCGGGGGTCAGGTCTTCGTCAGCCATTGTCTTCTCCCATTATTGCCTGAACAAGAGGTAGGCTTAGACGTAGTAGCTTCTTTATGTTCTTGTTCTGTTAGAGGCGCATCGTTTAGGTAGTAAGCCTTGTAA